AGGCCGTTCACGATGAACTTGTATTTCTGGACGTGCTCGCCGTCATCGCGCGTGAAATAGCGCGGACTGTGCCAGCGAAGCTCCATCTGCCATGCGCCACGCTCTACCTGCTTGATGGTCGGATCCAGCACGCGGAAGCCACGGCCCGCGTTGCTGCCGTCCTCGTTGATCAGCGGTATCACGTTGCGCCTGTTCTTGATGGCCATGAGCGCACGGCGTGCCAGGTCGTGCGCTTCTCCGTCCGTCCTGTGGAAGAACTTGATCAGCCACATGTAGGCCGCCTCGTAGCTGTCCAGGGCGTCCCCAGCCGTGTCGATCTGGGGCGCAGGGTAGTAGACAGCCGGAACCAGGAAGCTGGCGGCGATCTCCCAGTAGTACGGCGACACATCATCGCCAAGCGCCAGATTGATGAAATTGGCCACGCTCGCCACTTCCTGTTCAAGCTCGCGCATCGGCATCACCCCCAAAAGAAAAACCCGGCGCGCGAACGTGCCGGGGTGAATGAGATAGTATCAAAACATCGAGAAATAACGGTCAAGCCAGTCTTGCAGCTTTGCTTCGAGGAACTTCGGCATCATCTGCTCCAGGATGTTGATGGCGCTTTCCCAGTAGTGGTAGCCCTCAATCCATTGTTGGCGCAGTATCATGCCGCCCTTCGCGCCCGGGGAATAAATAAAGCGGTCGCCGCTCCATGAGCCTGGGACGAACCGAACGGACACGCCGCCAGGATTCGCCCAATGGCCGTCGTTGACCCACTTCGCATATTCCACCGTGCTGCCTACCGTCAGGGTCAGGCCGCCGTTGGAGATTTCCCAGACGTTCCCGCCGCCGCCCTTGCCAAAGGACGCCAGCATCAGGCGGGTGTCCACCGCTTCGGCGCTGATGATTTCATCCTGCACGATGCGGAGGAACTCTTCGCCCAGCCCTTCAAGGAACATCTGCAGCTCCTTTTCAAACGCGCCGTTTCCGGCCGCCTTGAGCCGCTGGAAAAACGCCTCGTATTCGCTCATATCAACGGTGATCTCTGCCATTACAACGCCGCCTCGATTCCTTCGCGTTTGACATACACATACTTGTGATGGTCGCGGATGATGCGCGGCAGCTCGGCATAATAGACCATGCCTGTGCGATGATCTACCACCTTGTCGTTCAGCCGAATATCGGCGTCCAGCAGGAAGTTGACCTTGATGCGGTCATCGTAGTCGTGCTGCGGCTCGTTCTGGGTGACGGTATTGACAGTGCCGCCGGATCCGCTCTGGGCGAAGTGACATGGAACGTTCACTTCGTCCGGCGTTGCTGGATAGTCAAAGGACGGGCTTGCACGCAGATTGAAACCTGGGCTCTTGTCCGTCTTGAGAACATGGTAGAGGTCACAGGTGTGATCCATGAAATCCATATATCCCATGAGCGCGCCCCCTCTACAACTTGCGCAGGCGCATGAATACGTTGCCGGACGCGGCCGTGATCTTGTAATCGTCCAGCAGGGATTCAAGGCCCAGGTCGGAGATTGAAAGCTGCGCGTCGTTGGCGGTGTAGCTCCAATCGTCCAGCGTCTCGGACTTGTATGACCTCGACACCTGGTATACGCTGTGCGCGTAGTTTTCTGCCAGCAGAATGACGGCGGTCTTGACGTTCGGCGGGATCTCCGTCAAATCCTCATCGTCGAATTTGTTGTTGGTGTATGAGATGACGGCCTGCTCCGCGCGGGTGATGTCAACTCTGAGCTTGGCGTCAGATCGGTTCTGTACGTCCTCATAGTCGCTGTACTCCCGTACTTCCTGAGGCGTCACCCACGGGCGCGTGACTGCCATATCGATACTCCCTTCTGGTCGCTTACGCGGGGATGCGCACCACGAACAGGTAGATGTCAGCGGAGCCGGCGGTGGCGGCGGTGCCGCTCTGCGTGTACTTCGCCTTGACCTTCTTGGCCTCGTCGTACTGCACGAACTTGTTGACGATGTACGCGCCTGCGGTGCCCTCGGTGACATCGTCGGCGCCCAGCAGGTCGTTCACATCGTCGTTCGCGCCGACGGTCAGCACGTTGGTGGTGGCGGCATTGAAAGCCGTGTTGACCTTCGCCACGGCTTTGGTGACGATGATGCCGGCAGGCAGCTCGCACAGCTCAACACCCTCGTCGATGTCGGTATCGTCGAAGTTCACGGTGCCGGCGTAGAGCATCTTCACGTCGTTGCAGGTGCCGAGATCAGGATACTGGGGCTTCATAGCTATTTCCTCCTTATCGTTTTGTCGTTATTCGGCGGCTTCCTTCTCGCGGATGATCGCGATGATTTCAGCCTTCTTGGTGGCTTTGCCGAGGTCGATGCCAACGGTTTCCGCGTAAACCTTCAGCTGGTTCACGGTCATGCCGTCCAGCTCGTCCACATCGGTGTCCGCATCGTCCTCGCTGTTGCTGCCGGTATCGGCGGGCGGGTCGTTCGGCTTATCGGTGCCGTCGCCAGCCGGCTGCTTCGGAATCTCGTCGCCAACGATCTCGAAGAAGCCGCTGTCCACGCAGTAGCGGGCAGCGGCTTCATCCTCGACGGTGACGATCGGATTCTTCCACGTAGCGCTGACGTAGCCGTTGGAATGGCTCAGTCCATGGGTCAAACGCAGACGAATCATGATGTCACCCCCGAATTAGGCCAGACCGTAGGCCAGCACGGTCGCGTCGAACTCCTCCACCAGCGCATCGAAGTCGAAATGCACAACATAGAACCTCTTGTCCTTGTAGATGGCATCCTTGCCCTCGGTGGTCTTGCGGATGACGACGTTGTAGGTGTCCACAACGATCAGGTTCTTCGGGTTGACCAGCAGGATGCTGTCAGCCGGGAAGTTGGGAACCTCCAGGATGGGATGCTTGGCGGGATTGTTGATCATGCCGTCGGTGACAGCGCCGCCGGAGGTGCGGGCCTGGGTGACCAGGAACTGCTCCCACTTAGTGGCCATGCTGGGAGCCATCAGCCAGCGCAGGTTGTTGTCCACAAACTTGTTCGGCATGGTCAGCAGCATGTTGTAGAACACGTCGTCAGCCAGGGCGCCGGAGTTGACATTGCCGCGGTTGATGGTGTGACCGGACGCCTTGATCAGCTTGATCCAGCCGTCGTTCTGCTTGAGGAAGTCATAATCCTCTGAGGTGCTCGGGGTGGCGGTGTCGCCGTTGATCAGAAGATCCTCGCGGTCGATACCCAGCTGAGTGGTCATCAGGTTGGTCACGATGCTCTCGTAGCTCTGACCTTCGATGTTCTCGCGCAGGGCTTCCTCGGTGATCTCCCATGGGAGGCGGGTCGCGGTGGTCGCGTACTCCAGCTTCCCGTGGTTGACCTTGGCGCGGTAGCCGTCGTCAGTGTTCTCGGTCTTGGCCCGCAGGATGCGACGGTCAATGCCGATCTTGTCGATCTCGCCGGCTCGGGCAACGTGCTGCTCGTGCCGAACCAGGTTTCCCAGCACAGTCTTTTCGAAAGTCTGCTGGATGAACTTCTTGGCCTGCTCCTTGTTGAGCCTGCCGCCAGACGCCAGATTGCCGGTGTCGTTGACGGCCTTGCGGACGATATCGTTGTTGGTGGCCATATCTCTATTACCTCCTAAAAAATAGTCCCCATCGTATGATGGGGTGATGATGTATCTGACGGCTTACAGAATGCCGTGCAGATAGTGGGTCTCGTCAGCCTTTTCGATGGGATCGGTGCTGCCATCGTCCATTGCGGTCGGCACGCCGCGAGCCTGCAGCGCCTTGGCGATGGCGTCCTGAATCATCTTCTGGACGTGGTTCTCGTCCATGGTGTTGGGGGCGGGTTCCTCCGCGGCAGGCTGCTCATCAGCCTTCTCCACGGGCTTCATGGCCTTTTCAACCGCCGCGTCGATCATCTTCTGAACTTCATCGGCGGTCAGGGCGCTCTTCTCCACCTGCTCGGTGGTCTGCTCGGCGGGCTGCTCCGCAGGCTTCATGGCCTTCTGGATGCTTTCGTCGATCATCTTCTGGATGTCGTCCTTGTTCATTTCGTCTTCATCCTCCTTTTTGGGGTCGGTCTTGATTTCCGTATCGTCAGCTTCGTCCTTGTCATCGTCATCAGGGTCGGATTCCGGGTCGGGATCATCAAACTCCTTGGCGAAGTCGGAAAGCTGCTGGCAGATGCTGTTCAGTTTTTCCTTGTTGGCGGTGGACATCTTCTTGCCGGCCTTTTCTACGGGCTCGCTGTGGCCAGCTTCGGTCGCGGCGTCATCGTGCGCGTCGTGGAGCGCCTTGGTGATGTTGCCATCGGACAGCAGGATGGATTCAATGATCTCGCTGAACTCCTGCAGGGCTTCGCGGATCTTGGCCTCGTCAGTCTCAAAGATGTTCTGATCGGACCAGTAATCCCATCGGCAAAGCAAATCCTCAAGCGTCCAGAAAGCATTCCAGAACGCAGAGGCCTTGGTGCGCTGCTCGAACATCTCGCGCATTGCGCCTTTCTGCACCGCGCCCTTGAAGCCAAGCGCCTTTGCGATCTGCTCCAGGAGCGTCAGCTTGTCGGGCTCCGCTTCTGCCTTGCTGACAGGCGCGCCGGATTCGGGATCGGTGTCCTTGGTGGAGTAGTTGCCGACGCCGCCCATGGACAGGCCGGTCAGCTCGCCTTTCTCCACGGCGTCCCAAACTTCGTCGTTGCTGATCTCGACAGTCATCAGCCAGGTGCCCTTGGCGATGTCCTGTCCCTCGATCTTGCTGTCGGACTTCGCAACCCAGGATTCGACAACCGTCAGGCCGTCAGCTTCCTCAAAGCTGTGCTGGATGTCCACCTTGTCGCCGGACTTCATGAACCAATGCGCAGCCTTTTCGATCTCCGCTTCGGTCATGTAGTTGTCGTGGGCGTCGGCAACATTCGGTTCATAGACCACGCCCGTGACGTAGTGGCTGTCGGCGTCAACCTTCAGGATTCTGCCGAGCGTCTGGAATCCGGCGCTCGCTCCTTCCTGCTTGGTAATCAGGAACTTCTTTTTGTTGGCCGCCTTGTCCACCAGCGACACGAACTGGATGCGCGCATCCGTGATCTCATAGGACTTATTGACCTTGCTCAATTCTTTTCACCTCCTTTGCCGCTTGATGGATGGGTGGTGAGATTACACACCATGCCTGCCTCCTTTCGCGTAGTTGCCAATCGCCACGCCAAAGGTCGGCGCAGCAGAGGATATAAAAAGCGCCCACGCAATGAAGCGCGAGCGCAATTTATCATGGAATTATCTATAAAAATCAATATAAATCAATAATCTATTCCATTTCATCTTGACGATGTGGATTATTGATTTACAGCCACTTGATGGAATCCACCAGCGAGCGAATCGTCCTGCCGTCCAGCGTCAGGTCGAGGATCCCGTTGGCATTCCATGCGTACATTTGGCCATCCGGCCCAGTCAGGCTCAAAGGCTCGTCGGCGGGGCCGTGTCCCATGCTCTCGGAAACGATGTAATCCTTTCCGTCTATCTGCAGATAGACCTCGCTGTGGTTCACGTCCACAGCTTCGATAAAGGCGTCGATGTCAAACACAGTCCTTGCCTCCTTCAGGATCATATCCGGGTATTCGGTGATGATATCCCTGCACAGCCGGCGCATCTTCGATGTCAAACAGCGATTGCCGGACCATCCGAGGAAGCTGCCGTCCGTGCCATACAGCGCGCGTGTGTAGTGCGCCCCGCCGTTGCCAAACGGATGCCTGGATGGATAGCCGTGATCGTTGTTGTCCAGCCGCATGAACACCTTGCCATCTGCGTCGTAGAAATAGCGGGAGATGCCGCCCTTCTTTGTGACCTGATCCACGATGGCGTTGGCTGCGTCCGTGATGGGCTGCGAATGCGCCGTCGTGGTTCTCGTCGGTGTCAGTGTACCACCATTGGCGTTTGGAAGCAAGCTGTTGATCGGCGAGCCGCTGGTCTGATTGCCGGATTGCGCGCGGTTTCGTTCGTCGAGCTCCACGGCCCATTGGCGGTCATCGGCGTCTATGGCCTGCTGCTGCAGCTTCTTCCTCTC